TTGGCCAGTGCTGTATCCATCACGGTATCAGCATCATGTACTCCTACAACAAACAAAGTTCTTTGCCCATACGCAGGTGAATGTTCAACTTCTGTACCTACAAAGAAGTTCACTGTTTCGTGTCCGGGTCTATCCATTTGTATTCCTATTGTCTAGTTCTTGTTTCATTTTTCTTGTTCTAGTGCATCTAGCAATGTTTCATCAAATTCTTCTGAGGGAGTAACTTCTTCTTCAACTTCAAACAAACTGTTAAACATAGTATGAGCATTGGTAGCACGTTTACCAGTAAACCCTCTGGTACCCACTACCCGTTCCCATATTGTAGCATATTCATCAATTATGGCCAAGCTCTTTTGGCGATCACCAGCGGCAAATATACGATCAATTATGGGCCGAACATCAAAATCTGGATTGATTGGATGTACCATCATGTCCGGAGATTCACCTGCATCATATCTGCGATTGGCCTCTTGTACTGCTCGAATATGGTGCCAAACATTATGACCCATCATTAGGGCGTAACTAAAACTGTCCCAACTAGTGCGGCCTTCTTTGCCAATCTTATTTAGATCACCTGGTTTGTAAATGCAAACATCTTTGATTTGCATACGAGCAGAAATAGGTGAATCTTCAAACACATCATGAATACCATCCTGCAACACAGCATCTCTGAAAGTGCGAGTGTCTGTGGCATACTTTTTATCATCAGCTGTGGGGCTCATCATGTATGACCACTTGCCACGATTTGATGTGCGTAGTTGTGTATAGATCTGACCGTTGGCTGTGGCCAAAAATGGCGACGCACAGTCAAACGAAATTGTAAAGTTAGAGTTATGATACTTACGCACAGCACGTTGAATATCTGTAAGTAGCACTGCCCATTCTAACTTTGATGTGCCTAAGAAGTGCATCCAGTCATGCACACCTTTTTCCAACAAACCATCATGAATTAAATGTACTAGTCGTTTGAGAACCAAATGTATGTCACACATGTTCTGACCACCCATGCCCCAACCATTGAAGTGCTTGTCATACTTGCGTGGGTCACAGTAGTCTTTCATCAATCCGTACCAGTGATCCGCTTCAGCATGGTTACCACCTTGTAGCACGTTGAGAATCTTGGTGTCGCCATATCGATTAGCAATCCAGTATTCGTTGTTGAACTTGGTTGCATTCACAGCATCATCGTAGCTGTGGATACCAGAGGCCTTGGCCGCTTCAGGATCACGGAAAGTCCAAGTAGGTATATCCATGGTCATACCATGTGTAGCAATACCCATTTGCCACTTTAATACTTGTTCACGTTTCTTTTCTGCGTTCTTGTCTTTGGGGTCGGCCCAGCGACCAGGCCATACACCTTTGGCAATCTGGAATCCACCTGAGTCGGCCAACATGATAGTGTTAGGATCTCTATTACGCACCATGTCTTCTTTGGCATCGAACTTGTTTAAATCCAAGTTAGCATGACCTGCAGAGTATAGACTCCAACGATAAGGAAACAAGGCTTTCTGTGGGTTAAGCCAGTTCATGGCCTCCATGTCGCCGATGCCTGCAGGAAGTCTACCAGGATCAAGTCCTACACCATGTCGTTCGCGACCAATGTAGCCAGCATAGAAGCTACTGATGGCTGGAAGGAACACAGCATAGTCGCTTTGTTTAGCAGTTAAATTGTCTTGCACTAGTTTTGATTGTTCTCTGTCCATTTGTGATTCTTTGCTCGTGTTATCAATCTGTACCCACCGTTGTCTATAGGAGCCCATACAAAGAAATCATCATGTATGTCTTGCACAGTTGGCGGCTTTTTATCTTCGGTTTGTAAACTCCATTCGGGGAAAATATGAAATCTGTGATTGGGTATTTCTACCAAAGTATCCACACCCAATGGCCCATAGTGAACACATTTACCCCACGCACTGCCTAAAATAATCCAATCTTGTACTTCTGGCCAATAGTAATGACCTTGATGTATAAAGGTTTCTCTTCTACTTAGGTGCACCGTTTGTTGGTCAAATAATTTTTCGTGTATGAGTTCAGTTGTTCGACTCTCACCGGCATTTTTAATCAAATCAAACAGTACGTTATCGTTGACCTGACTGTTGATAGTGTCAGCCGCCCAATGATAGTTCTTTAGTGTATTGTAAATGCTTTTGTCTGCATAGTCAATCACTAAATTGGTTGTACAATTAACCACACCGGCTATAGAGTATTGAGACAACTGATTCAGTGCAGTTTGATAAAACTCATTGTTGGTGTCATCTTGCCAAATGTCAATACAAAGCACTCCCCAAACCGGGGGTGCATTGTATCGTACTACATCTCTAATCACTTGCTGAGTGCTGGAAGAATATAATCATAAACAGCAATACCGCTGTCAACTGTAATCTTTGTAGCACCATCGTCACTGATACGCACAGTTTTATCTCCTGTGAGATTCATGATAGAAATAAACTGTGACACTGGCCACAACCATGGGCGAGTCAATTTACCACTGACACCTGATTGAAACACAAAGTCTCCGGCATGAGTAGAGTGATCACCAAAGAAAAATTTCAAGTCTCCGTTTTCAGTCTTGGCCATGAAGTTTGGAGTTTCGGCATTGGCCTGTGCCTGCATCTTAAGACGCTGAATTGCGGCCACTGTGGGCTCAAATTCTACCGCCCATGGCACTGGTTTCATTTTAAACTGTTTGAGCTGTTCTGCAACAACTTCTGATACCATGAAACGATAGTCATTTTTAAAGTCGCCTGCTTTGTTTTCAAAGTGCAAGCCCACTGGTGCATCAGTACCATTGCGATTTTGACTGATCACAGTGATCTGAGCATCTTCTTTGTACTCTTGTAAATTCAACAAAATTTTAAGTTTGCCAAGATTTGGCATGCCGAAGGTGCCAATGAAGTCAGCCACTGGCGTAGCAAACTTGGCTTGTAGCACCACACTCTTGTCTGTGGCAAGACCATCAATGGTGGTCTCTTTGTCTGTGCCTGTGATCTTGATCAATTCAATACACCCAAGATCGTAAGTGTGTTCTACCAAATCTAGTAAATTATCTCTCATCGTTTTTCTCCTATTAAATGCTTGATATTCTGCCTAATGTTTGCCCACCACGTAAACTGCTCTTAGTGCCAGATTTCTGTAATTCCAACCAGCTCACGTTATTTTCTAAATCAAAACTTGCCGCTATTCTAAAACCAATTTTTTCCGCCATGGCCTTGACATGCCTACCTGGTGTATAACAATAATACGAATTTTCAAAATTGTCAACCCCTATTGGGTGATCGCAATTATTGTAGGTAAAAATTACCATGCCCCCTGGTCTCAGCAATAGATGTATTTCTTTAAGGTATTTCTCAATTAACTCCAAAGGTCGGAAATTAAAAAAGTCAACAGATACAATCAATCCAAATTGGTGTTGCGGAAGTTGATGAAATATACGCTTCTCATTTTCTTTAATGGTGTAATATCTCAATCGAGTTTGGTACTCCGGTGTCCACATTTGTTTGACTTGTTTAAAAAGACTGGGATCGGTGTCTACTAGGTACAAAGGATCACACGCAATGAGATGCTGAGAAATTTCGCCATATGCTGGGCGTATTTCCATGGCTGGCCATTTCCAGTGTCCAAGATCTCTAATCCTACCTGAGAAAAAATCCAGTGTCTCTTGTTGATATAAAAGTTTCTTGAAGCTGTGCCTATCTAGAATATACTCAGCAGAGTCGTTGGCCCCTTCTTGATACACTGCCATGCTTTTAGCATAGTATGGCTCTTCTATGCTTTTAACAAAGTTATCGAGGGATTGTTTAAATCGTTGTATGTCCTGATCAATAGTATCAAGATAGTCCAATGCCAGCTTCTTGTTATTCTTCATATTGGTCTTGATGTTATCAAAATCTATATTTTGTACGTCAAGGTCAGTGATCACATGTTGTAGTAGGCTTTCGATTTCGTCGTAGACATGTTTGACACTGAGATTGTCGACCATGAATTTATAAGTAATTAGTTTGCTGAGCTTCATTCAAATGTAAACAATGATTGGAAAGTATTTGTTGTGTTGGTAGCTGATCCTAGATCCCATCCTAACACACCCAACAAGTTATCAATTTTTTGATCTACCACAGTGGCTTCCATTTCTGCATCGTCAAACGGCAAGTCTTTAAACCATTGTGGCAAGTGCATCTCGTCTGTGGGATACCCAATCGACGTCCATCCCAGTGCATTAGACTTTAACTTGCACACAATGGTCTTCATGCCATCAACGATTTGCAATGAATAGTTATCGCTGTTCATCCTACGCATGTTATTCCAGTTCATGGCTGCTCGCACATGTCCTGGCATGTTGGCACGACCCTCACGCTCTTCTTTCTTTTGATACTGCGTAAGATTGTTTACACGTTTTGGCGAACCTTTTTCCCAACCCGGGCGCTCGGTAAATTCGTATTTGAATTTGCGTATGATTTCAATGATCTCATCTCGTTGACTACCATTGAGCACACGCTCTAACAAGTCCCAAAGAAAGTCTTGAATGACTTTGGGCGTATCACTACGCTTGAGATCCAGACCCATGGCTTTAATTGATCCTGTTTTTCCATCAACGTCCTTGCGCTTACCTTCTTTGTCATAGATGTTAACAGCATAACGTTTCTTGGTAATAAACAAACTGCGGTCTGCCACAAGTTCACGACCGCCTTTGATAATTGATCCCATCTCTCTAGGGCAATGAAATGCTCGTTCCATGAAACCGGGGAAGCTGTCGTTGACTTGATCAGCTATGCTGTCGTAGAGCTGTACACACATCTCTTTTGACCATTCCATGCGGCCTTCTCTGACTTCTTTAGACAACACTGGCCAAGCAGAAAAGTACACAGAGTCTGTGTCACCATAGATAATAGCTTCGCCTACGTGATCATACTTGCCTGTGATACATTCGTTGACATAGGCATCCATGTGATAGGCAATGGCACGACCAGTTAATGTGGTTGACTGACCAATACGTTTGTCAAAGAATCTGCAACCAGGGTTCAAAATAGCGCCGTACAGGCTGTTTAAGTTAATCTTCTTGACCAACTGACGCTTGTCCCAGAATTCCTGGTCCTGCTTGCTGGTTGCTTCTTTTAACTTGGCTTGTAGTTCTTTTCGTTCTCTGTACCAACGTGCCAGTAATCCAGGAATCACGCCTTCGTTTTCAAAAGTAAAGATTGTGCCATTGGCTGAAAGGATCCATGGTTGATTACTATCAAAGATCATCTTCCATACATCGGGAGCAGAATGAACAGTTTCTTCACCGTCCTGCCAATCTATAGTAATCTCTGTGCCACGTTGTTGTTCCATCACTGCTGTATATTCAAGACTGCCAAATAAACCTTCCCAGGCTGCCGCAAAGCTGGACCCAGAGTTCATTTTGTCTTTGATATACCTATCAGTCATTGTTGGTCGGAGTTGCCCGACAATGGTTTCTGGCGCCATGTTGAGGGCTCTAATAGCCGAGGGATACAGCGAGTTGATGTCAATGGCTCCGACCCATTCGTGGATGCCTTTTTTGGGATAAGCAACATAGGCACCTGCGGCTTGCGTGTCTTCATCTGTGAGTCTCTCTTTACGGTTGGGAACTACCAGTCCACGTTCATGGGCTTCGTTGATGATGGCCTGTTCTGTCACTGCCACAGCACCCATAGTGGTCTGCAACAACACAGTGTTAGCATGTGCCAGTTCATTGGCAAGGTCTAGAAATCGTAGCTTTTTGTCCAAGCGGGCAAGCAACATGGTGTCCTGCCTGTTGTAGTCAATGAACGTCTTGAAGTTTTGATTGTACAACTGGTCCAGCGTTCCTTCAAACTGAGTTTTTCTCTCTCCAAGCTCATGATCGCCGATGGCATCCAAAGAGTACGAATGACGTTCTTCATATGTATATTTCCTATAAAGTTGCATATAGTCCATGTGTACCCGACCAATCAAGTCAAAGGTCAAGTTTTCTGCACCAAAGCGTTCAAAGGTACGTTGCTTGGGAAATTGATTCCATAAACACATGCGACGTGTGTCGTCTTTACTGAGCACACGAGTGATACGTTGTACTGTATACGGTATGTCAAAGCCTTCTGAGTTCCAACCGCTTAACACATCTGCAGCATCGATAAGATCCAAGAACGTGTTGAGCATGTCCTCTTCACGATCAAACAGCATGGTATTTTCAAACTGTTCAGCAATCTCTTTGGCTGTTTCTGCACTCATGGACTTGGGAGGAATCACCAATGTAACTAATTGATCTAACCAGTCAAGATACAAAGATATAGCAGTGATAGGATTAAATGGATCGTCGGGCTTGGAGAATCCACGTTCAGGATCAAAGTCTACCTCAATGTCAAAGAAACATGTTTGTAGTCTAGGTGCGTCTTGACCTTTGTAGTTGTCCTCAAAGCATCGAAACACAGGATTGATATCTGACTCATAGATACCTTTGCCCGACTGAATGCGTAGTTCTTTGCGGAACTCTTTGTTGTTGCGAGTGGAAAATCTTGAAACAGAATTTCCGTAGATACTACGAAACTTGCCTCGAGGATCATCATAGTAGAACACATAGGTAGCAGGATACTCGCGATACTCGCGCCGGCCATCTTTTCTTTCTACTACATGAATGCGATCGTGTTCACGATCAAATAGTGCGTCAACGTAACTCAATTTTTCTCCTGGTGGCTTATGGCCCACTCATACCGTTATTCATGCCCGTGTCGTGGGCGAAACGCTGTTGTGATAACAGTAATTATAGAGTTTTGCCAACAGTGGTCAAAATTGTTTCCAACAAAGCATGATCCTGTTGTTCACGACCAAATTCAGCCTTGTGTGCCAGTTTGATAGCTTTCTTGAGTACACTGGGTTTGATGTCCATTTCTTCTGCCACTGCCTTGATAGTGTCAGACAGTCCACCATTGAGTGTTTCAATCTCATGCATGACCTGCATGCCTTCGTTGATGATTTGTGTAAGTTTGGCTTTTTGTTCGCCGCTAAAAACTCGATTGTCCATGTTAAAAATCTCCTTGTTGAGCTATTATACAACAGATCTTTTGGAAAGTCAAACAGTTTCGGTAAAGGTGCTCACTTTTGACTTACTAACGGGTAGCGAATCCTGTTCAGTCAGGCCAGCAGCCGGCCACGCACCATAGCGGTCCTAAGGTGTGTTAGGTGTCCTCTGAGGAGGAATTCGTGTGGCGCTGGGGCGAGTGGGATCGTATTGATAATTGCAAGCAGGGTTAAGCCAGGCTGTGAGTCGGTCTTCAATGGCTTTGAGTTCTGCTTTTAATTGTTCTTTATTGCCATGTTGTGCCACTGTGGTAATAGGGTAGAAACGTAACTGTACATCTTTGAGATCATCAATGCCGTACCCAGCGTCGCGGAATTTATCAGCAAACTGTTTCCAGTTGTGCATCTGTGCTGCCGAAGTGCATTGGTCCAGTAACTTCTGTATGTGCTTGTGCCAACGTGCTGTAAAGTTATCAGCCGCCGCGATGCCCACATAAAAATAACCCCAGTCAGGATGTTTCCAAACGTAGATTCCTGACTTCTTTGTTTCTGTTGGACGATCATTGCGTAGACGTATGGTCAGTCCTGGGCGACCTTCACGCTGTTTGACCAAGGCATAGATGTCGTAGAAGTTGTAGGTAACACTACGGCCTAGTTGTATTTCGTTTAATCTCATACTGGTGAGTAGGGATTGCGTGGTCGATCGTATCCATCATCTTCAGGATACACTGGATATTCGTTCATGTTATCTTCCTGCATTTCGAATTGCCGCTCCGTTGTTAAAACTTTGACTCCAGGAGTTAGCAGTGCGATTGCCTTTGCGAGCACTCCACTCGTACCCTGCACGATGTCCTGAACAGTCCTTGGTACATTGACTGCCTTTAAACATGAGTTCATCAAGTTGTTGTTCGTTGAGATCTGGATCAAATTCATCAGCTGAAATAAAATGTGTAGTACCATCACGGTGCTGTAGTTGCACAGCATCATCCTCTGACTCAACTTGATGTATACTCCAGCCCAGGCTGTTTAACACATGTTCAATCTGTGGTTGCTTGTCTGTGGCATTCCACCAGCGGTTGGCCAAAACAAAAATAGGATCCGGTACATCATCGTTGTTGTCACGCTCAGGACTGATAGCAAACTCTTTGAGCTTGCGTCCAGCACAATGTGCCTTCTGGCTGAACCCTTTGGGGTTAGAGCAGTTGATAGAGCGTTTGTATTTGGCGCTCCATTTTTCTGTGACAAATTCCTGCGCTCTCATTTTGTAACAGGGCCACCTTCAACCCAAGCATCACAAGTACGCTTGGCAGCACATTTAAATTTTAAAAACTTACAGTAGCCTAGTTGACCAGCATCAACGGTGTCGTGTGCATCACTACCAGGTTCTGATCCAATGCCTTTGGCTATGCAGTCCAACATGTCTTCCGAAATGTCAAAGGCCGCACAGTTTCCACAACGATTGTTCTTGACTGATTCAATATCATTGGTGTTCCACTTGTCTGCCAACTCCTGCCAATATTCTTCATTGGGCTCATTGGGATTTAGTGGACCATAGTGATACTCTTCAATGGCCTTTTGGCGATTCTTTAAATTGACATCAATGCTTTGTGTGGCCGGTGGGCAACCACGTTCCAAGGCTTCTAGTAGATTGATATAGTTTCTCATGTGTTTATTTAAGCAATCAATTGTCGTAGCTGTTCTAGAGCTTGACTAAAGTTTCTAGCCACAATTGTATATGGATTGTTGTTGATAGTAAAGTTATAGGTTCTCATTTTTTCTTCGTCGCCACGTTGATGGCTGCTCCTTTTCTTTCAGGGTTGGGATCCTGCCTACGCTTGCGTGAAGCCGCTGATGCACGGCCTTTTTTACCCAGGCTGTGTGCTTTTGATTGTGGCAAGCACTTGGGCTTGCCTTCTGAATCATCTCCGCGAGCACAGTCGCCACGTATCTTGCCATCGGGTCCAAAACGCACCCATTTTTCTTTAAACCACTTACGGAGATCTTCTTCCATGTGCTCTTCGCTCACAGGCACACAGTTGGGCACCTGACGGTTGCCTTTTTTCTTCATGCCTGCTTGACGGTACCCTGTCCAACAAGCTTCAAGAATTTCTTTGTATCTCATTTTTTCTTACCGCCTTCGCCCCAGTTGGCAGCACCCTTCTTGCGGCACTGCACCAATGCACCTGATGCATAAGCACTGGGCCATACCTTGTATCTTGCTTTTACTTTACGGTAGCAGGCATCCTGTTCTTCTTGCAGGGCTTGATCTTCGTACATGCCCATGCGTTGCAACTTGCCATTCTTGTCCAAGGTATAACCTACGTTGATCAACTGTTTGATTTTTTGTTTGACCACTTCTTCTTTGCCCTGTGCCATTGCGTCTTCGATTTCGCCGGCAATGATACGGGCGTTGCGATCATCTTGAGTTTCTTCGTTGATTGATTCTGTTTCAATCTTGTCAATCATACGATCAACTGCTTGTCGAAAGGCTTTTACGCTGGGTGTGTTTAACTGAGCCTGTTCAATGGCAGCTTCTGCATTGTCACCGCCGCGTGTGACACTAATTTCACGAGTCTGCGGATTGTAAAACACAGTGTAGCCTTGTATCACACTCTTGAGTGGTATGGTGGTTCCGGGCATGGCCAACTGTTCAGTCATGTTGGAGTGTATTTGAAAATCATAATCTACACGGTCCACAGCCTGGCCACGTTTGTTGTAGTAATCAGCCACGTTAACTTCATCACTGGTGACACGTACACGTTTCTTGGTGCCATCTTTGAAATATACTGTGTGTATGTGATACTCGCCGGGTTTCAAACCCTCTGCTACACCTTTTTTCTTATCAGCACGGATACGATCTCGTTCTTGTTTATCAGTGGGCATACCGTGGCCTTGATAGCCTGTGTATCCGCAGTCATCTTTTCCGGGTCCTGTCCATACAACTGGTTTGGCATCTTTATTTTTTGGATCATTAACTTTTGGCAGATCCTTTTGTAGTCGGCTGAGCAAATCTTTTTTGCTAATAGCCTCATCCATGTCGTGCTTTTTTTCTTTTTTGCGACGAGCAAAATAATCATTCTGTGGATTCTTAGGCTGACGGCTCACAGGCTTACCAGCATCTACATCACGCTCACGTTGACGACGCTTTTGATAATCTGTCTGTGCTTCTGCCACACCTTCCACTGGGTTTGGTTTTGGTGGACTACTACGTGCCATATGTATTAGTCCTGTAGGAGTCTTTGTCACAACACCTTTAGAGGTAGAATAGCTACCCGGTGTTGATGCCTTGGTCTTGTTACTATCATCTACAGGATATGTTTTTGTCCAGTCTACTGGATTGCCTTGTGCGTCAACGGCTCTTGGCTTACCTTCCGCCATGCCTTGCTGATTTGGTGCTGTTGCAGATGGCGGATTTTTTACAACCCAGTCTTGAACAGCATCTATTAGATCATGATTTACATTCCAATGTGATAACTGAGTAGGTTTAGTAAAGTCGTACACATTTGACCCAATTGGGCCTTTGTTTGCTAGTTTAACATCTAGACCCAATGCCTGTGCCACAGATGGAGTCAGCCATTGTAATGATCTGAAGAACTGTTGATCATATGCTGGACCGTTCAATGATCCTAGATTTCTATAATTAGAAACAATCCATTGACCGTTGCCCATTTTAAAATAAGTTTTTCTCTTGTCAAATAAGTCTAGTTCGTTTAGTTGTCCTTTGCCTTGGCTCAGTGCTTGACGTGCTTGTTTTAATCGTACCAGGGCAGAGCTCTCGCCAACAATCTCTCGACCTTCACGATACACTGCCTTCTTCATGGCAATGAACTTTTGTAGTGCTGCCAAATCTTTGGTGTACTTGTCTTTGAGAATCTCATATTCCTTGTCTGACTGCGGAACACCGTATAACTCTTCGTCTTCAATGTCGCTTTGAAGTCCAGGGTAGATGCCGCCACGTGCATTTTGTGCTCGAACAAACAGTCGATCAATTTGTTCTTTCATGCGAATCAACTCATCCAACTGTGCAATACGTTTTTTTGCAGTGGCCAGATCCATTTGAGGTTCACTGGTTGGCTCGGGAACATTGAGATCAACTGCCACTGGAGCAGGCTGTGTTGGCTGTTGTAGTCCACGCAACACTGCCATGGCTCGGTCGCTGAGTGCTTCTTTGACGTAGCCTTGCTTGATGCCAATTTTTAAAAGATCGCCAATGCGTTGTTGTACAGCGGCCTTGGACTCAGGATCACTCATCAGCGCAATATCTTTTTGTAGTTCACGCATCGCGTTCATTTTTTCTGCCCAGTCGCTCAAAGACTTTATAGCATTGTATCCTGAACGATTTAAATCTTCAGTTTCACGAATCTTGACGCCTTGACTCTGTGCCTGACCTTCAAGGTCAGCAATCTTCAAACGTATGGCTTCTTTTTCGCCAGGGCTTGCTGATTGCATTTGACGGAACAAGCGATCACGTGCATTTAAAAACTCTTCACGTTGTTTGTTGGTGCCACCTGCTGGTGGTTGTGCAATACTAAAACGGTTGATACTGGTCTGTGCTTCTTTGATGCCTATATATTTTACTGTGCCTTCAGGACTTTGGATGCCAATCTGCATGCCAGGGTATTTGTTTTTGATGGCCTGAGCATGTTTCTGTGCGCTGAGAGAATCCGGATGCTGACGTATTGGAACTACTGTGTCTTGTTTTTTCTGTATTACAACATAGTTTCCCGATCTAGTGGAAGGCATTGTCTGACCACCAATGGCCAAATCTTTCATCCGACCTTCGTCTACATAGTCTTCTTGATCAGCGTAATCGTTGTAACGAACATTGGATGCATGAAATGCATGTTTGCCAAAGTTATACAGATCAACTATGACAAAGTTTTTGTCTCGACCAAACTCAACAACATCTCCGGTTTTGTCTTTGAACTCTACGTTGCCTTGTATGATCACAGGATCGCCTACCTGCAGTTCATCGGCGGCTTCTTTGAGCCCAAAAGTTCCTGTGGCCAACTCGTCGCTCATGTCAACGCCTTGCAAGGCTGCGGCGACCTCATCAGATGCTTGTCCTCGGCGACCACCTTGCGGGAATTGTAATACATTGTCTGGTGTGGGTGTGGGTGCAGGCTTGCTTGTTTTGCGAGGTTTTGAAACCTTGGTAGTACTTGCTTTCTTTCGAGCGGCAGGTTTTTTCTTGGCCACAGTGGGTTCTGCCACGTCTGATGGTTGTTGCTGAATGTCAGGCTGGGCAACAGGAGCTTGAGGTTCTGCGGCAGTGGGTTGTTGAGGCGCAGGTGCGGTGTCTGGAGTTGCTGGTTGTGCCGCAGGGCTTTGGCTGGCTGCGGGCTTGGCTGTTTTGATAACTTGTAATTTTTGTGACAATCGATCCAGTTGTGTTTCAATGTCTGATATGTCGTTGCCTTGGCGTAGGTCCAGGACCTGAGCTTTTTTTAGTGCGGCATCTTGTCTACGATTTACAGCCTCAAGATCTTTGATAGTTTGATCTGTTTGAGTTTGTTTTTCTAGTTCATCCTGAACAAATGCTTCGATGTCGCTGCCGGCTGCGGTCTGACGAGCTCGAGCCAGTTGAAATGCGCGAGCCACACGAGGATTTACTAGATTTTTACGATCCGTTACTTCAGAATTTTTTTTTTGAGCCTGGGCTTCTTTGATCTTGGGTGTGTCCATGCCAGGCAATGACATTTGACCTGGTGGAACAGGTTCAGTGCCCGGTGGTACATAGGCAGGAACTTTTTTGGGCATAAGGCCCTTGGCTCGTAGCTTGTCAAGATACTCTACAGTGGCCATCTTGTCGCCAAATGTGTTGAGTATGGTGTTGACTTTGTTTTGAGGTTTCATGCTGCCAAATGCTTTAAGAATAGCATAGACTTGTGTTCGATATACTGTAAGTGGACGATCGTTTGAAAATTCAAACTCGGTGTAGGGCTTGTTGCCCATGTAGTCCTTGATCATGTTTTCCCAGTTTAATTTACCACGAGTTTGTGGAGTCATATTGTTGGGATCTTGCTGAGCAATTTCTTCTACTGCTTCGGCTTCTTCCATTTGACCTGGGTAAGTATCACCTTCAACGCCACGTTGGCCAGGCACACTACCCTGAAAGTTCTTTTGCTTGTCAATGAGATCACGCAACTGCTTCATGTGCTGATCAAATTTCACAGGATCTGCCAAATGATTTAAAAATTCTTCTTGACGACCTGCTTTGTTGAATGCTTTGTACTTGCTGAACATCCAACGTGCTTCCATTGGATCCAGGGTAACAGTCTCTCCGCCAATGTTGAGTACAGCGTCTTGACCTGACTGTCCAGCCTGCATCAAAGCACGTAAATTATCGTGACCTGTGGTAATATCTTCAATCAAGTTCAGTAAATTCATTATTGTTCTTCCAAGTAATCTTCGTTTTGTGTCGTACGCATGCGTCGACGATTAAGGTACATCTCACAGGCCATGACAGCATGGTCTAAACTTTCAAACTGTGCTGAGTGCGGTTTATTCTTAATAGTAATACGGAACCCGTCATCTTCATTGCCGTGTATTTTGATTTCTTTACCATCATCAGTAGTGATAGTTTTTACAGCAGGAGATATTTTGTCTACATCCTGCGGTAGTTTGTCTTTTAAGTCAGAGTCTGATTTGATCTCTTTGGATAGATCAGATAGATAATCACCCAGTTTCTTTTTTACAGTGGATATAACATCTTCTGTGGCCTTGGCTTCGCCCAAGGTGCGACGATCTAATTCGTCTTTGACACGATGCACATAGGCTGATACATCGCTGGTGCCTATTTCTTCGCCGTCCCACCCATCGGTGGTATCATCAATGGCATCGACTAAATTTTCAATGCCGTAGCGTGTGATCCATTCCATGTGTGATGTCATAATACGACGAGTGACTGCAGATTTCATAGCATTGTCATTGTCGCTTTCCAGGAATGTTTTTGTATCAGGTGCCACACCATCAGGTGTAGAATCTGCACCGGTGTCGCCAACTTCACTGCCGTAACCTGTTTCATCACCTTCACCAACCAGGTAACCTAGTGTAGCGTTCTTGCCAGGATAAGGCCCTGATAGTTGAGGAGAAGTCTTGGCAGGTTTGAATAATGCAGGCAATTGCTTGACGCTTTTTTGTGCGGCGTCAATGCTTTCTATGCGATTAAATGATTCAAGTATCTTTTTTAAATCAGCCATAATTATGCTCTTGCGTCTTTTAAGAAACTCTTAAGTTGCCAGGCATACTTGCCATGACTGTTTTGACGTTCTGCCATAAAATTGGCAATGTCTTCACGTCCTTCGGCCTGGGCTGCCTGGAATACTTGCATAACAATGCTTTTCATTGTTTCAGTATCTGCCAATAACTCTTCTAACATAAGACGAGCACGTGGAATCTTTGTCTGTCCAGGAATTTGGCTGAGCTCGTTAAAACGCTCTAAGCTGCCTGGAGCATAATCTTCTAGTGTGCGAATATACTCAGCAATTGGATCTACTGCGCCATAGGCATCTCCGTAGATTTCAGCAAAGAAATCGTGCAACTGGCTAAAATCAGGACCTTCCACATTCCAGTGGAACATCTGTGCCTTTAAGTAATAAGCAAAATTACTGGCTAATAGAGTTTTCAAATCGTCTGACAGCATTGGGTTTCTTCTTTCTAGAATTCTTTTTATATTTATCTGCGGGCACTATAGGCTGGGTTCTTGATAATACTGCACCCATGGGCATGGCAACAGTGGCTATGCCGCCGCTAACCGTGGTTTCCGTTATAAATTCATGCGCTCTCATTGATTATCTCAAAGGTTTTTGAATCAACGACCTGTGCAGACCCATTGGTTACTTTCAAGTTACGTATTTTAAATTGACATTCAGGATCGCCAAGATTTTCAATTCGTATGTTGTATTTTCCTGGGGGCGCATCTAGAGATATAATTTCTTCTAGATATTGTGTGCCGCCCCAGATATAGGTACGCTCTGTGAATAGTTCATGATTCACATATAATCGATAAACTGGAGGAACCTTTTTCCAATCACAAAAAAGGTCTAGATTTACTTTTACAAAATGTTTGCGCATACAGATATTTACCGCATGCGCAGACCACGGTCATTTATGGAAGTTGTCGTACCAGCTGGCTTGTTTACTGAGCTGTATACCGCGTTGACGTTCTGCTTTGTTGCCCGATTTTTTCATTTTGTTGGCTTTGGCTCGTAGTCGTCTTAGATCAGTCTGACTTAACTTTTCCCCTGAACCTTTGCCCAAATAGGCAGCGGCTTTGCGTTTGATACTGCCCGGACGACTACCAGGCTTGGCATCGCCGGTAAAATCTTCCATGGTGTCAAAATAGGATACAAGTGATTCGTTCATAGCAGTCTCCTGAAAAATCGGTCCTTGAACAGTGTTACCACGCTGTCCAACAATGACTTGATTAAGTTGTTGTGCCCACTCTGGGTTGGCATCAAAATGACGTCGACGCAGTCCCAATGGAAATATGTGTACTTCAATGGGATCGTCACCTTCGCTTTGCATAATAGCTGCCATTCTATGACGTCCGTCATGCCCTACTACTCTAGCAGGTTTAGATAAGTCGCCCGACTCCCAGCCGTCGGGTATGTCTATTTCCAAGAACGGTGCACCAATGCCTTGAATGTCTTTTTGTTGTTTGACATACTCAATGGATTCCTGATCTTGCGGAGTTGTGGGCAAGGGCAAGGCCAGTTTTAAAAATGTGCTGGGTCGCATGGCTACTCGTAGACCAAAATAATCAATTTCTTGATTCTTAGGAACACTACCAATGCCTGACTGGTTGTTGATCTTGTATTCTGTAAATTTTTGTTTTTGTTTAATTTTAGGAGTATGCCAACGATCTACGACACTAAATGCGGGTTGAAAAAACACAGCCATGTCTATGCCTTGATCTCGACGTAGCATGCCTACTCTGTTTTTTCCTAGTGGTGCGTCTTGTTTGCTGGTTTTTCCATCCACAGGCTGTAACCAAGCATCGGGTTTGATTCGTACCAGCCATGTGTAAGGCATATCACCAGCATAAAGATCTTGATGACGTAGATAAGTTTGCAAAGGATAGAACCACAGTGCTGGTCGCCCTTGTGGCCTAGGCAACGCTAATGGATCGAAATTAGGATCATCTATATCAGGAGTGCGACCAAAATGCTGACGTGCTGAGAAACCTATTTTGTCTTGATCGGTAAAACGTACAAAGTATTCGCTGGCATTGCCTGGCAGAATTGTAGACATGTTTTCAATTTCAAGTCTAGGGTCTGTGCGTTCTGAAATAAACTCTTGTGCTCTCATTTTGCTTTCTTGATTGAGCCAATGTGGTGGTCTTCAATGTTGTATTGAGCCTTTAAGATTTGACGTGCTTCACTTTGATTGTGGGCATAGACTGAAACTTCAATCCTACCTGTGTAGTTAGGATTGCGTATGGTTATTTTAGCGGACCATTTGTGTCCTGTGAGTTCTTTTGCTCGCATAATATATTACTTATTTCTTTTGTCCAGTCCAACGTGCCAACATACTGGTCTGACCAGTGTATATACCAGTGCCAGGACGACGACTACGCATGCTGTGTACACCGGGTACCACAGGAAATGTATATCGTATCCACTGTTCATTTTGATCAATCACTGTGTCATTTTTGTGTGGTTTGTACTGGCCTGCGGGTACCATGTTGTAGCCCACAACTTCCACACCAGGAATTGAGTTCAACATCAACCACATGCGTTGTCCGTGTCGGGTCTGTGTATCGCCAGCTTCAATAGTAAGTTTCAATATACTGAGAGCAATACCATACAAGGCCTTGCCCAGGCCACGACTGCGATATTCAGGATTCACAGCCACAGTTTCTACTCGCCAGGCACCAGTGACATCTTGGGTATCAAATAAATCAAGTTCTGCGGCCAAGGTATCACCGTCAAAGATCATGATTTCCAAATCACCAGTTCCAGTTTTGTTCACAGCATAGGTAAACCCGCTGCCACCTGGTAACTCTTTTTTCTCTACATCGTGCTTGGGTGCAACCAAGGTATCCTTGTCGCCAAAGTCACCCTGTGGTATGCGAGCTATTTCAAAAAATCTCATTTTTTACGACCACTCTTCATGTTGGCACACCAGTGATACATCTTGGCACGCTCACCGCTGTATTTCTTGGCTTTTGCTCGCAGATCAGTAACTGATCCTTTGCATGACGCACCACTACGTTTCACACGTCCAGGGCGACTTTTGCCTTTGACTTTGCCATCTGCAAAGTTTTCTTCAACTGCTTTGTTTCCAGCATAGGCCTGTTTGTAAGGAAGTCCCCAACCAGCTGTTAATCTTTTTATCGTTTCTTCATTGCCACGAGCAAGCGGTGCCCAATGATCAAAATCTTTGCGATCTTTTCTCAAGAACGATATAGTGGCCATAACATAAGCATTCCAACCTGGATCATCATCCAAGGCTTGACGCATCGCACTAACTGCCATGACATTGCGACCCATTTGTGTGAGCACTTGCCCCAAGTGCCAATACAAAATATAGGGTCTTAGTGTTTTGGCACCTTCGGGGGCACCAACAAACTTTCCATTTTTGACATAGACGTCAATATAGGCGTTGATAGCATCTGCTTGGCGTGCCGAAGTAGGCAAACTACGCCAACCTGCTGGAGTCTGATCAAATGTCCAAGGATCAAGATCGGTCATTTCATATCGAGCTCGAGCTTCGACCAAGTCTTCATTTACACTCTTGATACCCACATAAGCTCGGATAGTAGGAATACCTAACTCTTTTGCCGCTACAGCTCTATGATAACCATCTAATATATAACCGTCGCCCGTCACAATAGGAGGAGCTTTAGAGAAATCCATCTGCTTATAGCGTTCTACCTTGGCTCGATCCAATCCAGACAACTCTGTTTTAAGTGTGTTTACTGGAATATTTTTCAATGCAAACTTGCCAAAAGTGTTTATGTGATCAAGATAATCCTGATGTAGATTTGTATCATGATGCTGTCTTAGATACGCAATCATATCTGCAGTAGACATACTGTTGCCGCCGGCAAAGTTTTCTGTCACGCGATCCTTGATCCAATCATCTGGAACCCGGCCGTGTTTCTTTACAAAACGATCATGCAGTTCTTTTCCAGTGATACCATGTTTTTTTGCAATGGACTGCATCATGTGATCTATAGCATCATAGCTGTGAGGATTTTTTAGACTTTTCTCTAAATTGCTAACAGCATTTTCATTTAATCCAGTGGCACGACGCAATCTCAAATCGTAGTCTACGTCGCTATCATAGTTGGCATTGTAACGTTCATAATAGCGTTTGGCCTCAGCAGGAGTATCAGCTTCAAAACGATGTACTATGCGTGTAGGATTTTCAGCATGATAGATTTCATAGCCTTTGTTGAGTCTATCTCTGGCCTGAGCCATACGCTCTAATCTTGAGTCAACTCGACGGCCAGCACGACTTAAATAGTCTTGCAACTTTTCATCACTGATTTCAGATACAAATTCTTGTGCTCTCATACTTAATTAACCTCAAAGTTCTTTTGTACACGATATGCTTCGTCGGGGAACTTGGCCAAGTAAGCATTGACCAAGGCATCGAAACTGGCGCCAAATCTGCCTTTTAAACTTTTCAAACTCACTGGCTGATCTTTTTCGTTCATGAACTGACCTGTTTGTTCATTGTTGATGATATAGTCTTCACCGCGATCGTGATACGTTTCCAAATAGTCATCGTCATTGTATACATGCACATTGCCAATGCTGTAGTCAAACCACAGCTGATACTTTTCACCTGGGTGTTGTGGCTGTTGCGGTATCACTATGAGCAAGGGTGTGTTTTCAGCATAGTCGTTGAAATAGTTCTTGCCCTTGGTGGCCGCTGTACACCAGCGAGCACCTTGACCATAGTAGCAGGCCGCGGTTTGATCATAGGGCACAATCACTCTGACCTGCTGATCCTGATATATTTCTTCGGCATTGCCCTTGTCTTTTAATTCAGGTGCTTCAGGATCTGGATATTCATCCACCACACTCATAAAGTCGCCAAAGTTGCTGTATCGTAAAATGTCGTTGCGCCCTGCTGGTATTTTACGGCGCTGATTCAGTGTGTGAAACTTGTCCAAATACTCACGCACCTGTGTGAGAACGTCCTCAAGAAATGTTTCACCTTTGATGTAGGTGCGAGCCAGCCAAGGCATGTACTGCTTGTTGGCGGTAGGGTCGGCCAGTTCCAGCATGCGGATCAGTGCTTCTATGATATCGTCATTGCTGTCCTGCGGGCCAAGATCACGACCCAATACTCTGCGTATGCGGCCCGAACCTTCTTTACGAAATGTATCCAGCACTTGAGCCCCCAAGCGTTGCTTGGTTATGTCACGGCTGTATTCTCTTAAAAATTCTTGAGCTCTCATAGACTAAAAGGATCCATTATAACTAAATGCCCGTTGCTTCTACGACGTATGTTTTCTATGTTGCTCAAATCCAAGGGCGCCGATTCTCCCAGCGCATCCATGAGATCTTCGGTGGCCAAGAGCAAGCCTTGAATTTCATCCGCATCTAGCTCGGCTGGCAAGGGACGATTCTGTTGAAACGCCTGAGCATATCCACGTGCTGTGGCATCCATTAGGTCTTCAAGGTATTCCAGCGTGGCTTCTTCATTGCCCACATAGTCAAGATATTCCATTTCATACACAAAGTATGTTTCGCCATCCACAGTGAAATTGCCTGCGTTGTAGATTCTTGGATAGTAAGGATTACGTTGATTTCTCTGGAAGAAAGCCACGTAGTCTTTTACAATTTGTTCTCGCTCGCTTTCGCCTATGCCCAAGACCTTGACTATGGTGCCGCGTGGACTCTCAAAAGCCATTTGATCGCGCCCTTCGCCAGCCAGCTGATATCCACGCTTGTAGAAATAATCCTGTATGCGATCGCTTACAGTGAGTTCGTCAGGGTAGTTGACTTCTGCCACTGCTTGTTTCTTTCGGAATATGCTGAACAGGACGGGAAAATCTTCATCGCCTACCATGTTTTGTATCAAGGGGCGGGCACCACCTTCACGACGGATAAAATCCTGATACACCTGTTGATATACTGCTTCAGGATCTCTACGATAGTCCGCACTGCTTTTACAGTCGCTGGTGAACCCTTCATAGTGTATACGATAGGCTCCTATTTCTTCCACACCACAATCATCGGGATTGAGGCTATCCAGAAACTCTTCTATGTCTCTGGGTATTTGTACTTCTTTAAGGAACTCATGCGCTCTCATATTGTGCTAGTTGATATTTGGTAAACTGTTGCTGTCTACGATCTTGATGTTTCAGCGCAGGATTGATTTTCTTGGTCACTGCCTTGGTATTAGTAAAGTCTGATACCTTGGGAGCTACTCGGGTGTTCCAATACCATACAGCAATCTTTGCGGCAACTTCGGGTTGGGCTGCCAATTCAGGATTGGCGTCCAGTGGCAAGCCCAATGCTCGGCCAGCACGAGTGTAGTTGTCTCTGCCAGTGAGCTGTATGAAGCCACGCCCTTTGTATCGTTCTCCATCACCACGAACTTTGTTGCCCAGGATCTTGGCTTTTCTTTTATTGAGCTCATACTTTTTAGTAAAGTATTCAGGTGTGCCCGTTTCTCGCATGCGAGTAAAGTTCAGTGTTTCGTGCGAGGCCTGTGCTAACAGTTGTGCCAGTTCGTCGCCAGCAATACCGGCCTGCTTGGCTGTTTGTATCAGTATTTGCTTGGGAGTAAGCTGTTGTTGCTGTTGTTGAGGCTGTGCAGGTTGTGCAGGATGAATAGGTTGATATTGCTTGAGGGCTTGCTGTCCACCCAAGGTCATGGCTGCACCTATGCCGGCGGCAGCCAGGCGCTCTTTCCAACCTTCTTCCAAATCTTCGCAAATAAATTCTTGTGCTCTCATGTTAGCCCATCACTGGATATACATTAAAAGGTCCTTGGTCATTGAATCTTGAACCTTGACTGACTAACCATGTCTGTGCTCTGCGGTTAGCATCACTTTGATTATTGCCAATACCCGAAAATCTATACACTTCTTCACCGTTGCGATCTAGCACACGCCAGGCGCCTGTGAATTCGCCAGCAGACGTGCCCTGTGCAGTGTCTTGTGTGGTAAAGTTCTGTGCTACATCAGGTTCAACGTCTTGCACATGGCGTCGAAGCTCTGCGGACCAATCGCCTATTCCGCCTGCAGATTGCGGTTCGCCTATGCGAGCTCTCAACTGTTGGGAATCACGAGCATTGTCAGCAGCCTGTGCTGTTGGACGATAGCCATAGTTTTCAGTGTCTGTAGGCAGATTCTTTGACGTCAACCAACGATCATAAGTGTTGCTGGCATCGCCGTCACTGGTAGCATAAAAGCGATCAACCACGCGATTGGTCTTGCGATCGATCACTTCGTAGTTGTAGTCCAAACGCTTGGGTTCTTTGATGCGCTTGGCCACTTGGGCACGAGCACTCAAGTTTTTCTTTGGCTCAGGAGTGTTATCGGGTCTGCGATATATGTTCCAATCATCAGTCCATTCATCATGATCTGACTTGGCCTTGTCCATGGCCTGTTCTACGTCTCTTGCTCGGAATGTTGCCACTATGTTGCCGTTGGGATCAAACACATCAAACCAAGGCTGTTTTAAGCGCACATCAAGATGACGCCACCGTGGATCACTGGACCACTTCTTGGTATAGGCATCATAGGCACTGTTGTAATCACGTGCATAGAAAGTGTCAATGATTCCATCAGGACTACGACTCTTGTTTGCGTCGTAGACTTCGTATTCTTCTTTGCCAGTTGTGGGTATTTCTTTCTGTAGTACAGCATCGGCCCACTGCTTCTTGAGCTGTTCAGGAGTAATTGTGCCTGCGGCATATTCAGAAAACAGTTTCAAACCATCGTCTTGTGCGCCTGGGCTAATCAACTTGTAGAGTTTCTTGGCATATTCCTTGCGCTCAAGCGATGGACTGCCTGCTATCTGCATGGCTCTAGCAAAACGCAACATGGTGTTCTTGATGTCATCGTACTCGCCGCGGCTTTCCATGCTCAAGTAATCACCACCTGGGCTACGGAATTCAATGTAGCCATCTTTGATGTGAGCTGAAGTATACTTTGAATTGCCTACTCCGTCCTGCACATATCTTGCTGCCAACTCAATGAGATTTTTCTGTACCAACTCCAAGGCACCCAAAGGGTCTAGCTTGGCTTCTGTGAGATCGCCACGGTTTCTAGCACCGGCCATGTTCTGGCGCAGTTTTTGCATGGCTGAAGCTGTATAGGTATTTGATGCACGACCAAACTTGTCTAACACATATTCGTCGCCCATGAACAACACCAGCTTGACATAGTCAACATCGCCGCCCACATAGGGGATGGACACGCCCATGTGTAAACCTGTGCTACGATTGGTGTAAGCATCGGCCTCATTGTTGCCCCACTCAATGACTTTCTGCAACTGCTCCAGGGCCTGTGGAAGTGGCATAGGTGGTGATACAATTTCCAGGCCAGCATCCTCGTAGTCATCAGGATCCAATGAGCCATCAGGTTCTATGATATAACGGTCGTCCTTGCGGGTCACTGAATGATAGCCTGAACCTACCTTGACATCCATGCCTACCACTCTTGACAGGCTGTCAGCGATGTCATTCCAATCTCGGCCGCCACTGCTTGACGAACCACCAGTCCAGTAAGGCCAGCCAAGACTGGTTGAGTTGGCAATGTCGCTCATGTAGCCATAGCGATCACGTAGGAAATCACGCTCATCGTAGTCGCCGGAATCACGCATCATTTCAAAGTAGTATTCGCGAGCCTGGTCATAGTACTCGCCTTGGCTTTCTACCTCGCTGGTGACTTCTGTTTCAAATTCATCATAGGCTGCATCTGAGGCTTCTTTGTACTTGGCGTACAGCTCGTTTTCTTGTGTATAAGCTGTTTGGTCTGAACTGCGGGTAAATCTAGGAGCACCAGCACCTGCTGCCAATATTGCTTCTGCATCGTCGTCTGGAAACAGTTCGTCTATTTTGTCCTGGATGCGTTTTTCACGTTCTTCGTCATCGCTCCAGACATTGTTTTCCATGTAGTCTCGGGTTTGATCTTCAGCATTTTCATCCCACGATTCTGCTATTTGTTCATCGGCCCATTCAACAAATTCGTTGAATAGTTCTTCTCTGAGATTTCTAGCAGTACGACTGCTTATACCAGCTCCCCAGTCATCATTAGAGAAGAAGTCTATGACATGATCAATGTCGTCTGGACGTTCGTCATAGTCGTAATCGGGTTCCATTTCGCCCTCGTCTTCGTCGCGACTGGTGTCACGGAAGATCATTTCTGCTTCAAAACCAGCACGAATGCCTTCGGCTTCAGGTGATCGAGCCCAGGCTTCCAAGGCCGATGGTGACATTTTGACTTCTAATAAATCTTCATCTTCGCGAACTTCAAAGTCTATGATTCGACCTGTGCCATCGGGTCGTGGTCTTGGTTTGTCTTGAGGCAACCCAGTCTTTTGTTTAACCATGGGTGGGTATTCTGTCTTTGGTGCTCGACTAGGTATAATAGGAGTCACAGGATTGACTGCTTCAAACACTCCAGTTTCTTTGTACTCTTTTAGCGCATTGGCCAAGTTCTTCATCAACAGGTCAGGACGACCTTGACTGTCTGTTTGTAAACCCAGCTTGTTGGCTTCTTTGCCCAGCTGTCCAGGTTTGATATCCACTGTGAGTGCTGTTTTAAATCTTGGATCGCGAGCCTGCTTCTTTGTGGGAATGTAACCCGATGCTGATTCTTTTACTGGAGCAGGTCCTTGTAGTACAACCACTGCTCGGAACTGCCCGCCTAGATCGTCGGCTTCGTGTTCCACTGGTCGCCAGTCGCTGACAGCTATGGGGCCATAACGTTGATTGGCATTGGCATAGGCAGCATTGAGAGCGGCCTGGTAGGCTTCTTCCTTTGTACGACCAATCCCGTTGGCAGCCACACGCTCGCCTTGTGCTTGCGGCCCACCCCAAATGCGTTTGCCACCCACACGTATTTCACGATTGCCACGTGCTAGATCTCTAGCAATGCCTTTGAGTTCTTCTTCAGCCCCGGCTCGAGTAAAAATACCCGACGGTTGATATATTTGCTTGCCCACTTGATAAGCCACACGGCCAGCATCTTGTGCCTGTGCAGGTTGACCCAGTGCGGCGGCGGCTGCCAAAGCACCAGTGGCCAGAGTCTTGCCCAGGCCTTCGTCCACATTGTAAGTGGGATCGGTCTTGATTGTTTTTCCTGATCGTTTTTTAGGATCTTTTGGGTCAATGTCAGTGACGTCTAGTCCTGTGGCTTCTAGATCTTGAATAAATTTGTGTTCAGTGTCTTCATCACCAAAGCTGATGATACTGCTAGGAGGGCCTGCACCAAAATCGTGCTTGCCAAGGCCTTTCATATTGCTGATGTGTTGTCCCAGTTTGTACCAGTCGTACACATCACTCACATCCACACGCACTGTACCTGAGGGCATTGTGGGCGGAAATTCTGGACCAGGCGGAGTTTGATCACCATATTGTGCGGCTACACTTTCGCCGTCTTCGCTCACAGTGCTGGCAAAGAACTCAGGGTACTTGTTTTGGAAATGACGCATGATAATACCTGCTTCGGCATTGGCTTCATTTTCATAAGGTGATCCTGTGCGACCTGCATCATCGGGCATGTCTTTGCCCAGACGCTCATGCTGTCTATAGTGCGTTAACTCATGTGCTAGAGTGCGTAGTATGTCCATGACATGGCGATCCTTGGTTTCAACTTCCACGGTTTGATGATCATCTACGTAGTGACCCATGGAATGTATGTTGTGACTCAGCTGACCTTTTCTTAACTTTATTTTTGGTAACTGTTTTAATTTTAGATATCGGGCCGCAAAATGGACAAAGCGTCGAACTACTTTGTCCAACGGTATTGTTTTCTTTTCTACATTTACTGTGGATTCTTTTACACTTTCTCCACCGCCACCGTCGCCACCACCATCTGCGGCAGCATCAGTTTGTCCATAATAGTGATAGCCAGGATAATAGTATCCGCCAAAGGCTCCGTATTTGAATGTTTTCTTTTTCTTCTTTTTCTTTTTGCGTTCGTCTAAACTCAAGCGAGAATCTTCTAACTTGGCCTTGTGATCAAATATGCGTTGGATATAGCCCTGTGTACGCAACATCTTGTAGGCAAGATTTTCTGGACCAAATTCGCCGTGCTTGTCCAGACCTGCTTGACGATATTTCTTTAGTGTATCTGTGATGTGGGTGACACGGTCTAGGTCGTTGGTAGATAATGCAAGCTCAATTAAATCTTTTAATTTTTCGTATTTGAATTTGGTGGATTTTTCGTCGAGATTGCCTCGGCGCTGAACAGGAATACGATTCCAGTCATTGTTGATAATACTGTATTCGCCCAGGCTACGCACAGGTTTGTTCGAGTCTTGAACATAGAGCTCAACGTCATAGCCTCTGATTTTTATATCGTGTTGATCGTTGTATTGGTATTTTTTAGCATTAAAAAGCTCTTGATAAACATCGTCGGGATTGAGCTTGCTGAAATCAACTAATAGGTGTAAATCAATGTCGGAATGAGGAGTATAAGAGAAAGCGGCGTTGCTGCCACTCACTGTAATGTCTTCTATGGCTAGATCATCAATGCCCATAAAGGTCTTAAAATCATCAGCGATTTTAAGCAGGGCATCACGCACTTCGGGGCGCATGGTTTTGCCGTCCCAAAGTGCAGGATTTAACTCAGTGTGAAACTTTACCGCGTCTGACAGGCGGTAGCTGTCTAATTCATAGATGTCCATCGTACATCTATTTATTTAGACTTTGCTTTAGCCTTTTTTGTTGCGGGGTTGGTTTTTGCCACCACCTTGGCTGCCGGGGCTGAAACTGCTGGTTGTTCAACTGGCTGTGCCTGCTGTGCCTGTTGTTGTGCCGCAATCACCGCTTGTCCAGCATCATGTTCCTTTTTCAAGGCTTCGTACAAGGCTGGTTGTGCGGCGTAGTCAAACACATAGGTGCCTGTGTGCTTGAGCAACACACGCTTGTCCACCCAGATTTCTCCGCCAAAGTCGCGCCAGTTTTCACAGAAAGTCCAGTCTTCTGAGTAGTAACGGTTCTCACGCACTGCGGTGTCAAAGTAGGTCTTCATGTAAGGATCTAACTCTTTGGGCAAACCAATGTCATTGGCAAATGTTTTCACAGCAGGATGGCGATTTAGCTTTTCAAATACATGACGCTTGATCAACATAAATCCTGTGCCTGTTTTTGATACTTCCTGCAAAGGACCATCTTCTTTGGCACCTTCAAACCCGTTGACTACCCATTTAACAGGCATGGTCTTCATTGGGTACAACCCGCCTATGACATCTTTGTCTGCGTTTAACATAACCAACAAATGCCATGGCTCCCAACCAATGTCAGCGTCAATAAACATCAAGTGTGTGGATGTTGGAGTATTGAGAAATTTGGCAACTAGGGTATTTCTAGCACGTGAAATCAATGACTCATTGGTCATGGTCTCGATGGTCCAGTCTAGTCCCAGTTGTCGACAAGTGTTTGACCACTTGATATAGCTCATGAATGTTGATTCTGTGAGCATGCCGCCGTAACAAGGCATGCAGATATGCACACGCTGTTGACGTAGATAATCAATGTTTACTTGTATTTGTTGCTGGCCAGGCTGTGCCGCTGGAGTTTCTGGATTGCTAATTTCTAGAGTTTTACCAGCCAATGGATCTTGTTGTGTTGACATTGTGTTTCCTTTGAAATAATGTGCGTATATTTACACTTGTAAAAGTATAGCAGATTTATTTCATTGGGTCAACGATTGTGTTCCAATTTGTGGCATTGTGTATGAGTCGCATGCCGTTGTTGTCCATGCGCAAGCGATAGCCCAATCTCTGTAGTTCTTGACGCAAAGGAGCCAGCATAGGACCTGGATCCTGTACAGTTTCATCCTTGGCAATGTCGATGATTTGCATGGCTATTGCATGTGCTTGGTCAACATTGGGCGGTGCTGAACGGTCTGAAGGGAATTGAACCACATCACCTTCTTCGATATAATCAGGATTTTCATCCAGGGCAATCTTAGAAAGATCAATTTCACGACCACGTGCAATGGGTCTACGTCCTTGTTTGTCCAGGAATCCTTGATATTGCTTCAGCGCAGTGAGCATGCTCTTTACTACACCGCCTTGATACAACACATAGTCAAGACCTTTGTAATCTTTATTTTTAATCATTTCGCCCATGGCAACGAATTTACGCATCAAATTGGTGCGAAGACTAGCTTCATCCCATGTGCCCATGCCACCATCGGGAATAATTTGGTGTCCAGCATCAGGATCGTTTACCAACACAGCTTCATCCACTGCTTTTTCAGGCTCTGTGCCCATGACAGTATCTAGTATTTCTACTACTTTTGCTACCTTGGCGTCGCTGTCTGCGGTCATTGGATACAACACACGCACTAGACCTGCCTTTTGTTCTGCTGTCATGCCAGGCCATTTGGCACGTATTTCAGTGGCCGATGTCATGCCTGCACCAAATTGCACAGTGGGCAGGTATGTCATGTAAGCATGATTTTTCATTGGCTCAAGTCCGTTACGCTTGTAAGGCTGTAGATAAGGACTTAATCCTTTGCGAGGACCGCGAGTGATGATTTGTCCAGGTTGTCCTGGCTGTGGATTTTGATCGCGATCTTTTTCTGAACGAACAAAAATCAACTGTGTTTCATTGGGGTCAAAATGCTGAGTAATTTCTTCGGCACTGAATGGTGATTTTACCTGAATAAATCTATTGCCCGGAATACCTGCTTGTTGCGCCAAGAACTTTTTTGTTTTAAATGGAAATGGACGACCAGTGGTGTCGTCTGTGGCTGCCACATAAACTTCTGCCGAAGGAAATGCTTCACGTGCGGCATCATACAGTGCTTTATGACCGGCATGATAAGGGTGGAATCCACCAGGAATAATCACTAATTTTTTCATACCAGTATTTATGGTATTACATGTTCTCTAACAGCCAGAGATACACAGGTGTAGAAAACTTTAATTGCACATGACCGTTGCATCCAAGGTCACCGTAGAATTTATGCACAGCAATGGTTTTGCTTCCGTTGCCGTTGTGTACATATTCGGCATGATCAAATACCAATTGATCTATCATTATTTCGTCAATGAAAAAATTAGAAACATTGATCAGGGTGTCTGATACAATTTCTCCTGCTTCATTGATTTTAGTATGTTCGTGAGTTTTATTTTTGAGTTTGATCTTTAAGATATGATCAGCATCTGCACTTTCAAATTCGTGAATTATATGATGTGTACCCGGACTTATGTTGTTGTCAAAAAATAATGTATTGTCTAACCATAATTCTATGCCCAGATTATGAAATTCCGAGGGATTGGCAATATCCAAACTTAATTTGATTTTTTCCATTTAATAGGTAAGTGTAACTGCGTTGATAACACCATCAGTAAAATTGGTTACTCTAGCACGAAGCCAAGTAAAATTACCTTTAATGGTGTGACTAATTGTGGCTGTGGTTGCCGATGAGTCATCAGGAAATTCATAGATATCAAACCATTGATCATCAGCTTGAGGATCGGCGTCCAAGGTACCTTGTATAACAACATCGCCTATGAAGTCATTGACGTCGAAAAGAACACTTTGTGTACCTGATCTACTGATATAATAGTCAGCGGCTTTTTGACGTTCTCCGTCAAAGTCCAGGCTACTGCCATCATAATTGCCAGATGGAGTTCCGTGTGTTGTTGCAGGAATCAGTACTAAATCCTGGGTTTTCATTCTGTTGCAATCTCAACCAGCACTGTTTGCCCGGCTAGTTCTTGGATTACTGCTTCTAAACTGGCCACTGTTTCAGCACTCATAATTGGTGATTCTTGTTCTGAGTCTTTGAGCAATTTGCTGACCTTGACTACAATAATTTCTTCGTGTAATTTTGCCATAGTCAATTATTTATCGCGTATGAGTTTTAGAGTTTTTCTTATGGCTCTGGGTAAAATAAGCCCCAGCATCATAATAATGCCCTGCCCGTTGTGATCAATAAATGCATTATCGTTGATATAATAATGCGTACTTTGCCTGCTGGACAAGAATCTTTTCAATCCAGGACCAATGCGTATGTCAGACTGGTTGGATAAAAAATTGCGCAGAGATTCTCTTTGTTGATCAGTCATGCGCCCTGCAAAAAAATAACTGCGCCATTCGTGCTCACTGGATTTTATTAAAATACTGTCTCTGGGTATGTCTAACACTACCTGTTTTAGACTGGCTGGAGTGACATATTCTAGCTGTTCCATGGATCTTAACATGGCTAAATCATTGCTGTAAACATAGCCCCAGTCGTTGTAAATTACCAACTTGTAGTCTTGTTTTGACAACAAATAGTCACAGAGATTGTGGCAGTTGATCCGGTGTTTTTCTGTAATTTCTTCGCGACGACCACGCCAACTTCCGCCAAAATTTGGATGACGTTGTCGCCATGTTGATCTATAGTCTAGTTCTCGATCAATGGCCACATGGTCAAGTTCACGCAGAGTACTTAATTCTTCAAGTTTAAAATTGAAGCAGTACTCGTACTGGTCAAAGAACAATCGATCTTTGCTGACAGTTTTAATGTTGAGATGTTGATTGGTCAAGAACTATAATCCCATCTTTATCTACCACAGGTGTGGCGCTATCGGCAGCATGTGAAAATGTCACAGCATTGTTGTTCCAGTCAACTGTGACTGCACAATCTTTCAAACGTTCAAACAAAATTTTCTTTGAAAGCGGTACTTTGATCAACTCATCAATCTTGCGTGACAATGGCCTTGCACCCATTTTTGGATCGTAGCCCACAGCAGCCAAATGGTCAATCAATGCCTCAGTCAATACTAAAGTGATATTTTTTTCCAACAAGCTAGATTTAAGTTCCTCTACAAATTTAACCACCACTTTCTTGATACTGAGATCGTCCAGTTTGTTGAACTTGCAAATCATGTCCAAACGATTGCGCAGTTCAGGCTTGAAGTAATCCTTGACAGCACGGTCTTCTTCGCCGGATTTTGTCAGGCTCTGTCCAAAGCCGATGTTGTTGTTTTCGTTGTCTCTGGCACCCAAGTTAGATGTCATAATAATGATACAGTTCTTGACGTCTACACGCTTGCCATTGCTGCCGGTGATGGTGCCTTCGTCCATCATCTGTAGGAAAATATTGGCCACATCAGGATGAGCTTTTTCCACTTCGTCAAACAACAACACAGAGAACGGATGTTTGGAAAGATCATTGATCAGTTTGCCACCGCCCAGTTGACTGTCGTCGTAGCCTACAAAGCCTGGGGGTGCGCCCAACAATGAACTCACAGTGTGACGATCTTGATATTCACTCATGTCATAGCGTAGCATGTGCATGTCAAGATTTTCAGCTAGAAGTTTGGCCAACTCTGTTTTACCTGTGCCTGTGGGTCCCAAGAACAAGAAACATCCCACTGGGCGACGTTGACTGGCAATGCCTGCATAGTTGACATAGATACGTTCCAGCACCGAATCAACCACTTGATCCTGCCCATACAGTCGTTGTTTGATGTTTGACTCTAGTTCTATGACCTTGGTGTTGACATCGTTCTTCACACGATCTGCCGGAATACTGGTCACACGTCCCACTTGATCTTGAATCATTTCTGCTGTGATTGCAACCTTGCCTAGATCTTTTACACGTTCTCTAGCACAGGCGGCATCAATCAAATCAATTGACTTGTCTGGGTTCTTCTTGTCATGCAGATATCGTGTGGCCAATTCCACAGCACGGTCTATGGCATCAGGCATGATGGTAACAGTGTGAAAATCTTCCAGCCTTGGCTGTAGACCTTGCAAAATACGCACTGTGGTTGCCGCATCAGGTTCGTCAATGCTCACACGATAAAAACGTCGCATCAGCGCACGATCTTTTTCAAATGATTCGTAGTATTCTTCCCAAGTGGTCGAAGCAATGACTTTGAGTATGCCCTTGGTTATAGCAGGCTTGATCATGTTGGCAAAGTCCAGGGTACTTGATCCTGATGATCCTGCACCACGCATGGTGTGTGCTTCGTCAATGAACAGCACAACATTCTTCTTCTGTTCCAGAGCCATGATTACGTCTTTGAGTTTTTCTTCAAACTCGCCGCGATACTTTGATCCTGCCAACAATGATCCAATTTCTAATGACCACACTTCATGATCTTTCAAGAACTCAGGCACAGCGCCTTGCTGTATCATTGTGGCCAAGCCTTCAGCAATGGCAGTTTTGCCCACGCCAGGATCGCCCACCATCAGCACGTTGGCCTTGAACTTCTTAGCCAACACAGTGATAATTTCGTTGAGCTCTGTGCTTCGACCAATCAAGGGCTCTAGTTTGTTTTCTCTGGCTTTTTCGGATAGGTTGATACAGTGTTCTTCGAGAATGTCATTGGCTTGATCGTCGGTGAGCAACCCATCCTTGTTGCTGTAGTTGGCTTGCCAGAATTCAATGAACGTTTTCTTTTCAACTCCGTACTTGAGAAAATAGTAGTGAGCATGACTGTTGTTTTCATTCATAATGGCCAACCATAAATCAATGGTTGTGACTTGTCGACGTCCTGTAAACAACACCTGCGTCAGCGCACGATTAAACACACGTTCCAAAGCATTGGTCTTCTTTGGATCTTTGTCTTTGTCTGTGGTCAAGTGCACCATGGAATCAACATAGGCTTCTAGGTCATTGTCCAGTGCGTCGGCCATGGTGCCAAATTTTACCAGCACTGCATTGAATGGAGCATGACGTATCAAGGCCAAGGCCAAGTGTTCTAGAGTTACATATTCGTGATGTTTGATCCTGGCCAATTTTGATGCCTGGGCCAAAATCTGTTCAATTTCAGGATTCTGTTGCATGTTGCTCCTTTGCTCTATCGTGCATGGTTATTCCATCTAAATGATCTAATTCGTGTTGAAAGCATCTTGCCTCCAACCCGTGTAATTGTTCTTCAACCCAGGTGCCTGCTATATCTTGATAACGCACAGTCACAACACTGGGTCTTTTTATTGTACACTCATCTCCAGGAAAACTCAAGCATCCTTCGGTGTATTCGGTTAAATCAGTGCTGTGGCTCAGTATTTCTGGGTTGAAACATGCTCTCTGTATCTGATCGATTTCCATCACAAACAACCTTTGACTCAATCCCACTTGAGGAGCAGCCAACCCAATACCGTTGTTCTTTTTCATCAATGAAAACATCTGCTGTGCCAGCAAAGAGTTTCTAGTTGGATACTTGAAATCGTCAATGGCCTTGGCTGACCTACGCAACACTTTGTTGGTGAGCTTCATAAAATTATTTATTGGCCTGACGTTTGGCCAATATTTCTAATATTTCGTTGGGAATATCTGTGGGCAACACTGCCTGTAGTTTGACTATAAGATCTCCAGGGGCATGACCTGATCTTGAGATACCTCGCCCTCGCCCTCTCAACATGGTTCCTGGGCGAGTTCGTGGTGGCACAGTCAGTACCAGATCTCGACCTTGAATGTCACTGAGCTTTAATTCAGTTCCTGTGATCAGATCCCAAAAGTCCACTGGACGCTCGCAGTACAAATCCTGACCATTGCGTTGCCATTCTGGATGCCCATGCACACGATAATTTACCACAAGATCATGCCCGCCTGGCGCCAAGCCTGGATAGCGTACATTTTCGTTGTCTTGTATGCCCGACGGAATTGTTATTTCCAGTGCGATGTTTCCTTGTGGAGTACCTATACTCACAGTTCTAGCACCACCTGTGACAGCATCAATTAGGGGTATCCATATGCTCACACGTTGATGGTGTTGTCTTGCTTGTTGTCTGGGATGTACCCGGGCACCAAACATTTCAAATATACTGTCAAAATCAAAGGGCGCCGACCCACCATGAAATGGATTACCATTGACATTTATACGCACATGTGGATTGTCATACTGTTGGCGTTTTTGTGGGTCACTCAGTGTGGCATAGGCCTCTTGCAGGGCCTGAAATTTTGTTTGATCGCCACCGCGGTCAGGATGATGCTTCATGGCCGCTTTGCGGTATGCTCGTTTTATTTCATCGTCGGTGGCGTTGCGCTGTACACCCAGCGTTTGGTAATAGTCAGTCATGTCAAAGAAAAAGGCAGTATGTTTTTAATTATACTGCCTTTTCAGGTAGAAAGCAAGATTACTTTTTGTCAGGAACCTTGGTGCCTTCGTGCTTTTTATGCTGTTTTACTTCCTTACAGTTCTGCTTGACCGAACCGTCTTTGTTTTTAACAGGCTGTCCTTGTTTGTCTTTGACATCCACACAGACCTTTTTGGTTGCTGGTTTAGCGTCATCGGCTGCATAAACTGGACCTGCCACAGCTAATGCTAGGCCTGCTACAAATATAATGTGTTTCATAATGATTTCCTTTTTAAAGTTCTGGTTGTTCGGGCTGTACCGGCATGGCTTTACCAGTTGAGCTCACAGTAGTTGGTGCACCAAAGCTGGGTGCTGGTTTAAATGCTGGTGTGCTTACTGCTGGTGTAGCACTACCAAAACTGGGTGATGGTGTGCTTGCTGCCGGTGCACCAAAACTGGGTGTTGATGTGGCAGGTGGCAATGTTGCACCAGCTTTGTCGTTTAACTTTTCTTGTGTACGACCATATGCCGCAATACCTAAAATAGCACCCATGGCCATGTGGAACAGGCCTGCACCTTGTAGAGTAATTGGTGACCATTGTGTTTCCACACGTCCACCGCCAATTACTTGCACCAGACTCCATAACACTGGAAATAGTACAAAGTCAGCCATACACACTGCCATGTACATCCAACCCATGGCCGGACGCCATTTTGAATTCATCCAATCTTCGTTTTTCTTTGCGCTTTCGCTTTTAACTTCTTCTGACATCTCTAGCTCCTTCTAAATTTATTTTGTGATATCGTTGTATATTTTTTGTTGT